CGCATGCCGCCGCCCTCGAAGCGCTGGGGTTTGAAGGATTGGCTGCCACTCCTGATGCTGCCGTCGCGGCAGGCCAGTGCCCAGCCCGTGGTGGTGCCTAAGTCGAGGGCGAGGATGGTCGTTGTGTTCATGTTGTCAGTCCTGTCGTGCTCGGCCTGACACATCGGACGCAGCAACACATAACTGTCTTCGTGACGCGCGCGCACACGCGTAGAGAAGTTACGTGCAGCCATGTCAGATGCGTCGGGCGCGATGGTTTTCATGGGGGGGTCAGTCGTCCGAATAGGGGGTGTAAGCGGGTGTGTGCGGCTGTTTGAGGCCGATGCCCTGAAACCCGCGCACACCCATGCTGTTGCGCCATTTCTCCAGCCCACGCGTGATGAGCAAATCGGAGAACCGGCGCTGGGTACCAATGAATTCACCCGCCGCTTCAGCCCACTGCTTCCAGTCGGTGAAGAGTTCGGACGTCAACGACTTGGCGTTTGCCGTGCGCACGCAACGCTCATCGAGCCAGCGCCCCAGGGCATCTTCCGACTCGAAGTACTCTTGCGTGGCGTCTTGAACACAGGCGGGCGGATTCAAGCCCTCACGCTGCCACGCCAGGCACCCGGCCACGGCCCACGCCAGAATTCCATCGCGCTCGGCAAGCAGCTTCTCTGTCAGGCGACCGTCACGTCGCTCGGGTGGAATCGTCACTGTGAAGGGGATCATGTGCATGCGCCGCTTCATCGCTTCGTCGATGTTGCGAATGGCGGGCTTGTGGTTGCCAACAATGACCGGTTTGAACTGCGGGAAGAATTCGAAGAAATCCTGACGCATGAATCGTGCGGAGATCTTGTCGCCCCCAGTAATGGCCTTGACTTTGGACTCGTTCAAGCGTCTGCCTTGCTCAGTCTCGATGGCCGTCACAAAACGTGCGCCGCGCAGCCCTGCCAGATCGGTCGGGTGGCGGTCGCCTCGCGTTTCAACGAAGGTGTCCATCGACGCGGTTGTGGCGTAGTCGCTCAGGATGGTGCTGACCACGTTGGCAAAGACGCTCTTGCCGTTGGCACCTGTTCCGTAAAGAAAGAACAGCGCATGGGCACTCGTCACGCCAGTCAGGCAATAACCGACCATGCGTTGCAAGTAAGCCTGGAGATCGGCATCGCCCCCCGTCACGTTGGACAGAAAGGCGGTCCATTGCGGACACTCTCCACCCGGCGTGGCCGTGGTGATCTTGGTCATCCGGTCGGCACGGTCGTTGGCACGCGTGCGACCCGTCTTGAGATCGACCACGCCACCGGGGGTATTGAGCAGCCATGGGCCAGCATCCCACTCATCGGTGGTGGCTGCATGACGGCGGTCCGCACGGGCCAGCCGCTCCACACCACCCACTGTGCCAGAACTGGCCAGCTTGGCGGCAACCTTGCGGTCGTCGGCACGCAGGGCAGTCTGACGGCACACGCTGCGGATCAGATCGGTGGCAGCGAGCGTGTCCTCATTGCGCCAGCGCTGTCCGTCCCACACCAGCCATCGACCCCAGGCGGCCACATAGCGCCAATCGCGGTGGTAGCGGCGGGTGAAGGCCAGCGCCAGCGCATCCTCCGTGCCCCACACCGACTCGTCACTGCTGACCACCGGTTCCGCATCTTCAGCCAAGGCGTGAATCTGCATGCGTGGGCCATGCACGAGAAAGGACGCGACATCAAAGCCTTCGGCAATGGCGTCGGCCGCATCCCAACCTTCAGCGGCTTCCTGGGGCGGATACAGGATGTGGCAGGACCTGGCACCGGCGTCCAACACAGCTTGCGCAGCATTGGCCGCATACTCCCAGCCCGGCTTGTCGCGGTCGGGCCAGATCAACACGGCCTTGCCTTTCAGGGGCGTCCAGTCGGTCTTGTCGACCGGGGCATTGGCGCCATGCATGGCCGTGGTGGCGGTAACGCCAGCATTGATCAATGCCTGCGCGCACTTCTCGCCCTCGACCAACACGACTTGAGCGGCATCCTTCATCCCCGGCTGGTTGTACAGCGGCCTGGGGTCGGGAGGCGCCATCTTGCGTCGCTTGACGTCCCATGGCCGGAATTCCTTCTTCCCACCAGGCGGGTCGTAGCGGTAGACGATGGCAATCAGTTGGCCCGCTGCATCGAAGTAGTCCCACTTGGCTGTGGCCGGGCCCAGATCGTCGACCGGAACCTCTTTCTTCTTGGACTTGCGCGACGTGGCAACAGGAGCCTGGCCAAGCAGGTCAGCAGCGTGTTGCATCACGCGGGGGAAATCTGTGTGTGCATCGACACTCAGATACGCAGCGATCAGATCGAAGATGTCACCACCGTCCCCTGTAGCACGATCGGTCCATAAACCGGCCTTCTCACCATCGAGAACGACCTCCAGACTGTCGCCGGGGCTGCCCAGCACATCGCCGATGAGAAATTTGCCCTTGCGCTTTTTGCCAGCCCGGAACAGCGTGGCCAGGATGGAATCCATTCGTGCGACCAGATCGGTGCGCAAGGATTCACGAGTCACACCAGGATTGGATGGCAATTCGGCAGGGGCGTCATTGAAGTCAAGCATGCGACTTGCCTCCTTGCTGCTCCAGCCAATCGATCAACTCCTGGAGCTTGAAGCGCACCAGCTTGCCCACGCGGTAATGCGGCACGCACAGGCGATTGCGCTCACTGGGGTGGGTCAGCAGGTACGTGGGGATATTCAGACAATGCGCGGCCTCGCGCGCATCGACCAGACGCTCACCCAAGACGTCTTGCATGGTGGGAACGTTCATGTGGGGCTCCTCCAGCACCGGTCCTGCCATGGGCACATCCGGCACTCGAAATGGGTGGATTCATGGAATGCGCGGGGCAGCATCTCCCCGGCATCGGTGGCGGTGATCACCTTGACAGCGCGATCGGACATGCGCTGCGCCAGCACCGCATCAAAGGGCACGAGTTCGGTGTAAATCTTCATGGTGTCGGCGTTGATCGCCGTGAAGAGCGCCGGGTGCTCGTGCAACTCCAGGTAAGCTTGATAGAGCACCACCTGGGCGTGGTAGATCGGCTTGGCAATCGCCAGCTTGTGCTTCTCCAGCTCGCGCCAGGATTTGTTGCCCAGGCACTTGCACTCCCAAAGCGCGGGGTACATAAAGCCCTCAGGCCCAGCGACGATGACTCCGTCAACATGGCCCTTGAGCCGTCCGCCTGCTGCCGAAAAACCAAACTGCTCACCATCAGCCTTGCGGGTGCGCAGATCAAACCCGGCCTCGCGCAGCCACATGACCATGCAGTCCTCCATCACGTGCCCGCGCTCGAAGATGCGCAGGATGCGCCCGGAGGTGCCACGGCCAGGATCGACTGGGGCCATGGCGAATTCGTACTGGAGCGCGCGTTCACACGAAGACCCCAGCCGGGATGCACCCAGGTATGCCCGGGGCGTTTGCTTGGCTCGCTGTCGCTGCATGCCAGCGTCGAGTAACGCCTCCAACTGGCCAGAGACACTCGCCGAGGAGTTGAAGTCGATCATGACTTTCTCCCTTTCGCCGGTTGCGGGTGTGACGTTTTTGCCTTCGGCTCTTCCCAAGGCAAGTCGTCCTCGAGATCCGCGAACGGGTTGGCCAATGGATCTGGCGTCGGTGGCATGCCACGCACCGGGGGAAACTTGGTGGCTTCATGGTGCGCCGCCATGGCGTCCGTGTAGCAGGTGACGATCGCATCAATCACACGCAAGGCTTCGGCCTCTGCGTAATCACCCAGCGGCTTGGCAAAGCCAATCTCGCCAGCCGCTTCGCCAAAAGCCTTGAGGCATTGGCGCATCGCGGCGCGTTCAACATCAGAAGCATCGATCATCTCGACCTCCTGATTGAACTTGTGCGCATTGACCCAGTTGCCGTACATGGAATGGAACGCGTCCTGGCAGCGATGGGAACAGAACACCCAGTCGATGGGGTAGCGCCGGGGGTTGCCGGTGCCATACCGGTTGTCGGTATGGCCGTACCCCCGGGCCTGTCGTGAGCAGACCCAGCATTTCATTCCCCCCTCACTGTGCCCAGGCCGGCTTGCCGGACACTGCGGGGCGCCCAATCGCTGCAGGTGAGACTGCGGGTGGGACTGCGGTTGGGACTGCGGTTGGGACTGCGGTTGGGACTGCGGTTGGGACCGTGAATGAATGTGCGGTCGGGGCTGCGGTTGGGGTCCCAGCCGCACGGTTGGGGATAAATCCCGTGCCATTCATCAAGGCTGCGTACTCGGGCTCACCCGGCTCCACCGCCATCTTGACCACGTTCTTGGCTTCTCCGCGACCGTCTTTTTCGACATCGACGCGGGCGACGAACTCCAGCCCATCGAGTTCATGAAAGCCTTGGATGCGGCGCGCGGCAGCGGCCTGAGGGGTGTTGTCGTCGGGGCGGACATTGCGGGCTGAGTTCAAAGCAGCGCGCACGAAAGTGCGACCCATGTTGCCCCAGGTCGGCCCCTTTGGACTTTGCAGGCCGATGTTGGACCACAGCTTGCGCTTGGCAAATTCACCTTCGAGCACCACGAATTCGGCTGCCAGAAAGATGCTGCCGGTCTCGAAGCTTTGGGTGGCGTAACCGCCCATCCAGCCTTGGTTGGGGTCGTCATAACCACCGGGTTTGATGGTCATTCGGACCTTGGCCACACTGCCCTTGGGGATCAGATCGAAGGATTGCTGCTGTTCAGCGTCGTTGAAATCGTTCCATGCGGACATGAGTTACTCCTGATTGAATTGAGATTGGGGTTGGGTCGGTTGGGTGGCCGTGGCGCACTTGTCGATGAGCGCGCGCAGGTTGGGCGGCTCTTGCAGATCCAGCTGGCCAGAGCGGTCCTTGGCGGGGTAGCCGTAGGGGTTGAGCGTGTGGGTGATGAAGGCGCGGTAAGACGTGCCGTCCTCGGCCTTGATCTCGGCCAGGGTCACCACCTCATCCACGATGCCGGGCAGCTCAGCGGCTGTCTTGGTACCCTCGATCTGCGGCACGAACACCTTGCGGTTGAAGTCATCGAGCTTCTCGTCGAGGATGGCGACGAACACGACATGCTTGCCACGGGCATGCTGCAGGTGTATCAGTGCAGTGAGCATTTCCTGGCCCAGCAGGCC